CAGATGATTAGTTTACTGACAAACATAGCACCTATTATATTTGGTTTCATTATGAAGCTAGTAGCCATAAAGTCTAAGGCTAGTAGTGATATGCAGAAGCTACAGATACAAGCATTAAACGCTAACGCTGAACAGATTAATTCAGCTAGAGCATTTTCAGAGAAGGAATCACCTTGGGCTGCTATGAACAGACGAGTGATTATCTTTGTATTACTAGGTATTATAGTATTTACACAGGTAGCACCAGTATTCTTAGATGTACCAACAGTTATTCCTACAATAATTAAAGGCACGAGTTTCTTAGGATTCGACATTACACCTGACAAGGTTGAATATATTACAGTTAAAGGTATGCTTAAACTAGACGAAGTGTTTAAGTGGACTACATTGATTGTAGAGTTTTACTTCGGAGCACAACTAGCAAAAGGATAAGAGATATGACTTATAGGGACTTAATAAATGAAGTACTAATCAGGTTGAGGGAAGAGACCATCTCTACAGATTGGTCAGGAAACATCAATGATTCATCTACAGTAACTGATTATCAAAAGGTTATTGGTTCTCTGGTTAATGATTCTAAAAGGAATGTAGAGGCACAACACGATTGGCTCACTCTAAGAGAGACATTCACTATTTCTACTGTATCAGGAACAATGCAATATATCCTGGGAGATACTAACTCAGGAGCAGGGACTAGTTTTAAAGTATTAGATGTAATTAATAAGGACACAGGTAATGTTTTAAACCAAGCTAATAATGAATGGATAAATAAAAAGTCCTTCCCTTCCGCTAATATAGCAGTAGGTGAGCCAACTCATTATGGTTTTAATGGTAGTTCTTCTGTAGTAAGCACTAGAGAAAATGATATGAATATAGATTTATATCCAGTACCTAATTCAGCTCAAGATATAAACATAAATATAGTCAAGAGACAAGATACTCTAAAAGCTGCTACTGATATAGTAAGAGTTCCTTCTCAAGTAGTTATGTTAGGAGCTTGGGCTAGAGCCATTTCAGAGAGGGGTGAGGATGGAGGTACTAATACTAGTATAGCCGCAGCTGAAGTTGCTGATGCTCTAAACTTAGCTATTATGTTAGATAGTGGAAATACTGAATATGAAAATGATTGGTACATAGGATAATGAGTAGTCAACTTACATATAGACCTCTAGATAATGTAGGTATAAATGGGTTAAACACTCAGTCTAATCCCGCATCTCTAGATGCTAGTTGGTTGACAGATGCTTCTAATATAGTACTTAGGGAGTCAGGTAGAATTTCCTTCAGGAAAGGATTAAAACAAAATGTATTAGCTACGAGTGCAAAGATTGGTTCTATGATAGAACATAAGTATGGTTCTACCACTAAAGTATTTGCTGGTGTAGGTACTGATGTATATACTGTAGATTTCACTAGTCCTAGTACTCCTTGGACTTCTGCTTTTGCTACTGGAGGTACTGCATCTGATTGGCAATTCATTAATTTTAATGGTAATGTAATAGGCGTACAGGAAGGTCACGAACCTATATCTTATAGGAGTGGAGACACTACACCTTGGGAGTCATTAGAGACTAAACATACAAATAATCATACACAAGGTAGTGCAGTATTTGAGCCTCTAGGAGTAACTACTTTTGACCCTAGTTGTGCTATGGGTTACTACGGTAGAATATGGGCAGGTGGTGTCTCTGAAGATAAAGGTGTTATGTATTATTCTGACCTCTTGGTAGACTATGAGTGGAGAGATGACGAGGCGGGTTTTATAGATTTAAGTACTGTATGGGGAACAGATGAGATTGTAGCTATAGCTCCTTTCTTCGGTAAATTAGTTATCTTCGGTAAGAGGAACATAGCTATATATAATAATCCTGATGACTTAACTGCCATACACCTAGATGAAGTAATTAGAGGTATAGGTTGTTCTTCCAGAGATACAGTACAGGCTGTAGGTGATGATTTGTTATTCTTATCTGATACTGGTCTTAGGTCTTTAGGTAGGACTACTCAAGTAGATAAAGTACCACTAGTTGATTATTCAGTCAATATTAAGGATACTCTAATTAGACACGTAGCTAGAGATTCCACATCTAAAGCTATATACATAGAGAATGAAGGAGTATATCTATTGACCTTCCCCTTAATTAATGTTACTTATGCTTTTGATATGAAACATATTACCCCTAATAATGCTCCTAGAGTTACTACTTGGACTTTCGATGGAGATAGGAAACCTTCTAGTCTTTCTTATACGGATAGTAAAGGTTTATTGATCGGGCAGGAAGGAGGTTCTATATCTACCTATGAAGGTTATTTTGATACGGAGTACGTCAGTTCTTCCTCTACTACTAATTATTCTTATACAGGTTCATTCAAGACAATATGGATAGACTTAGGAGAGTCAGTAGTATCTTCTCTATTGAAGAAGTTGAAGGCTGTTATTGAGGGTGGTTCAGGCACTACAGTGGGAGTTAAATGGTATAAAGACTTCAGTGTTATTCCTTCTAAGACGTACTCCTTCTTATTAAATCCTACTGCGTCAGGTTATTCTTATCTATTTGGTGGTGTCGTATCTTTATTCGGTGCTGCTAAATATGCTCCTTCTTATTCACTTAAGGAGTATAACATACCTTTAACAGGAAGTGCTAAGTTTCTTCAATTAGAAATGAGTGCTGAAACAAACGGTTCTGTAGCATCACTACAGGATATGACTTTATTATTTAAACAAGGAAAGATACGATGAGTAATTATACAATAGCAGTTGCTTGGTCGGGTAAGGATGCTTTATCGGATTCTAACCCATCTAAGGTAATATCAGGTTCAGATTTTAATACTGAATTTACAGCAGTACAATCGGCAGTAAACACAAAAGCAGATTTAAATGGTTCAGCTACCGAAGCATTCAGTGCTACTACAGCACCAGCGAGTACCAATACAACACAGGTAGCTACAACAGCTTTTGTAACTAATGCTACTTCTAAAGCTACTATAGCGGATATTGTCTATCCAGTAGGTTCTATATTTACAACTACTACAGCTTACGCAGATTCAGCAGCTGTGGTTGCAGTAATAGGAGGAACTACTTGGGCAGCCTTCGGTGCTGGTAAGGTTCTAATAGGTGTAGATTCTGGCGATACAGATTTTGATACAGTAGAGGAAACAGGTGGGGCTAAAACTGCTGCACATACACTAACTGTAGATGAAATGCCAGCTCACAACCATATAGCACCTAATAAAGATTGTGCAAGTTATGGAAGTGTATACGGCACAACAACCGCAACAGTTAATACTTTTTGTGATACTAATGGTGTCACCTCTACTTCAGCACCTAATACTAGTACAACTGGTGGTGGCACAGCACACAGTCACTCAACAGTACAACCCTACATCACAGTATATATGTGGAAGAGGACAGCATAATGTGGGATGAATTATCGAACAGACAAGCAGGTGGTGGCAATCCTTATGGTTTTACTGGAGGTGGTGGAGGTAGAGCAGTAACTCCTTGGTACAATAACACCACAGGACAGCAGTGGAATGCTCCGAGCACAGGATTCATAGCCCCATCTAATGATTGGACTCAAGGAAGTAGTGCTTTAGGTTCATTACCTACAGGAGGTGCTAACCCTAACTCACAAATGTGGGCGAATGCTACCGACCAACAGATAAGGAATCAGCTTACCTTTGGTAATATAGAAGGTACGGGTATGGCGAATTTCGGAATGTATGGTCCTGAAGAAATAGCTGCGTTCAGACAGATGAACGGTAGCAATCCTATGGTATCTACACAACAGAATCAATGGAATCCTAATATATTTGGAGGGATGCCACCTAGAGGACAGGGATTTGGTGGTCAGTACCCTCAGCCTCAGCTCGGTGGAACGTATAATCCTCAAGCAGGGATTACACCTCGTCCTGGTAATATCTTTCAAGAGCCTGAAGTAGCTCAACAACAACAATCTAGAGGTCCTAGTAAATTTGATTTAGCCCATCAAAAAAGACATAAGGACTATATGGCAGAAATAAGTAACTATCAATCTGAAGTTCCTGGTGCTACAGCTTGGGATTATGATAGGGCTAGAGGTCTATTATCTGATAAAGGTCTAGGTAAGTGGTTAGGGGACGATACAGCGAATAGTATACAGGACTTCGGTAATAAACACTTAGGTGACTTAGGGAAAAGTGTAGCTAATTTTATTCCTGGTGTGAGTTTGTTTAGTGAGGAAGTAAAAGAGAAACCGCAGAATAGGGTAAGCACTCTGTCACCACAAAGAAACGCTGCTGAAATAGCTGCAGGTAAAATCAAGCCTGATAATAGATACAATGTAAGAAATAAACCTTCTAAGGTGTATCCAAAAGCTGGTAGTCGGGCTGCATACAGGGGTGGTAAATAATATGAATATAAATATAATGGAGAATAGATAATGGGACTAATGGATACGATAGTTGCTGGATTGACTGGGGGTTCAGGTTCAATGATGGCGAACCTTATAAGTGGTGGTCTTAATATGGCTGGGGCTAATAAACAAGCCTCTGGCACTACACAGGTTACTCAGGAGATGATGGACCTCTTACGAGGAGCTGCTCGTCCTACGTCAGTAACTGGTCCTATGGGAGGTGCTCATTATGATGATATAGCTAAGATGTATAATATAAACCTCTCTCCTCAAGTAAAAGGTTTATTTAATGCTTATATGGATGATACATATAGGCAGAGAGCTCTGGTCGAAAAATATATGACAGACCCCGAGGCTGCAGCTAAAACTAGGTACGATGAGAATATGGCTGCGATTCTACCAGGGAGACAGAGTGCCACTCAAAACCTCCTCAGTAAGCTACAGACTGGCGGTCTCCTAAGCTCTTCTATGGGTGCAGGTATGGTCTCTGAGCAGGACAGACAAAATCTAATTGCAGATGCTCAACTTATGGCACAGTCTAGGTCAGGAGTGCAGAACACTATAAGCGATTATTTAAATAGGTCTAATTCCTCTGCAAATCAAGCACAAAATCTAGCCTCATCAGCTAACCCTTATGCACAAGCAGGTATGAACCAAGCCTCTTCTAATCTTGCAGCCCTCACAGCAGGAGCACCTTCTATGTTAGGAGCTCAGATAGGAGGAATAGACGCAGCAGCCCAACCTTGGTATCAATTAGGCGATTGGGTAGGAGGTCTAGATAAACAACCGCCACCGAGGTCTGCATATAATGCTATGTTGGGAGCACCTAATTCTTATGATAATTGGAAGGGTAGTGATATTATGACAGACC